CCGTCTGGCGCAGACCGAGTTCAAGCTCCCGCCGCTCTTGACGGATTCGGAGATAGAGCAGGTGCTTTCCAAACTCCCCGACCTCAAGAAATGGGCGGACGAGATACAGGAATACGCTCTGCAAGCGGCACTCGGCGGCAAGGAGTGGTCGGGGTTCAAACTCGTGGAAGGCAGGTCGGTAAGGAAGTATGCAGATGAAGCGAAGGTAGCCGATGCGGCAAAGGCGGCAGGCTACAACGACATCTACAAGCAGTCGCTTATTTCCGTCACGGAAATGGAGCGGCTGATGGGCAAAAAGGATTTCGAGAAAATCCTGGGCGGTTTGGTCGTCAAGCCGCAGGGCAAACCCGCGCTTGTTCCCGAAACAGACAAGCGTCCGGCAATCAATGTTTCGGCAAAAAATGATTTCGATGAAATAAAAGGAGATTTTTAAATTATGGCAAACAGCAAGACAAAAGTGGTAACCGGACTCGTAAGACTTTCCTACGCAAACGTATGGGAACCTAAAGCAGCGAATGAGAACGCGCAGCCCAAGTACAGCGTATCCATCATCATTCCCAAGAGCGACAAAGAAACGCTCAAGAAAATCAACGATGCCATCGATGCGGCAATCGAAGAGGGCATCGGCAAGTTCGGCGGCAAGAAACCCAACAAAGCCGCAATCAAGCTCCCTCTCCGTGACGGCGATGTGGAGCGCGAGGACGATGAAGCCTATGCCGATTCGTACTTCGTCAATGCAAACAGCGTAACGCCTCCCCAAATCGTAGATGCGCACGTCCAGCCCATCCTGGAGCGCAGCGAGGTGTACAGCGGCGTATATGCGAGGGTATCCATCAACTTCTACGCATTCAACTCGAACGGCAACAAGGGTATCGCCTGCGGCCTGGGCAACATCCAGAAGGTCAAGGACGGCGAACCTCTCGGCGGCAGAACGAACGCAGCGGACGACTTCGAAGCGGTGGCGGACGAGGAACTGCTGGGCGGCTAAAGGTATGGCGGCAGGGGTGGTCGAAAGGTCGCCCCAACTGCCGAAATAGGACAGGAGTAATTTATGGAAGAAGAAATCTGGAAAGATATTCCCGGATTTGAAGGAAGATATCAAGCAAGTAATCAAGGGAGAGTAAGAAGTCTTTCGAGGAAAGTGACAGGAAAGAATCCTTATATGAATAAGCCGTTTATTAGAACTGTTAAGGGACGCATTTTGAAACCCGCCAGATATGCCAAAAGCGGTCACGTTTCTGTAGTGCTGGGGCATGGCGAAAACGGTTCGCCGATACACCAACTTGTGATGCTTGCATTTGTAGGACCCAAACCTAATGGGAAGGAAGTGCTGCATCGCAATGGTGATCCAACAGATAATAGGCTGACAAATCTGCATTACGGTAGCCGTTCTGAGAATATAATCGATGTTTATTACCAGGGCAAGAAGTGGAGAAAGCTATCTGTCGATGACGTTATCAACATTAGGCAAGAGTTGTTGCGAGGGGTTTCCTGTAAAGAATTGGCTCAAAGATATGGCGTTGCGATAGGTACGATATCAAACATAAAAGTCGGGAGGACATTTGTATGGCTGAAATAAAAACTTTGAGTTGCGATATCGAGACATACGCAAGTTGCGACTTAACCAAGTCCGGCGTGTATCGTTACGCCGAAAGCGATGACTTCGAGGTCTTGCTTTTCGGCTATGCCGTGGACGGCGGTGATGTGCAGGTCGTGGATATAGCGAGTGGTGAAAAGATACCGCCCGAAATCACCGCAGCGCTCACGGACGAGTCGGTCAAGAAGTTTGCATTCAACGCGCAGTTCGAGCGTGTATGCCTGTCGAGGTTTTTAGGCTATCCGAAGGACGAATATCTCTCGCCGGATTGCTGGTTCTGCACGATGGTCTGGGCGGCAACGCTCGGCCTTCCGCTCTCGCTGGAAAAGGTCGGAGCGGTACTCGGTTTGGAAGAACAGAAACTGACGGTCGGAAAAGACCTCATCCGTTACTTTTGCAAGCCGTGCGAACCCACCGCGACAAACGGCGGCAGGACGCGCAACAAGCCGCAACACGCGCCCGACAAGTGGTCGCTTTTCAAGGCCTACAACAAGCGCGATGTGGAGGCAGAAATGGCGATACAGCGCAAGGTGTCCGCTTTCCCCGTTTCGGCGGAGGAGTGGGAGAACTATCATCTCGACCAGCGCATCAACGATCTGGGCATCGCGCTCGACATGGACTTCGTTGACCACGCCATATCCTGCGATGAAGTGTCGAGCAAGCGGGCGGAGGAGAAGGCAAAGTCCCTTTCGGGCATAGAGAACCCGAACTCGCCCGCCCAGCTCAAAGCCTGGCTCATAGAACAGGACCAATGCGTGGAGTCGCTCTCCAAAGCGGAGGTTGCTCGGCTTTTGAAAGATGCGTCCGGGAACGTGGAGGAGATATTGCGGCTTCGCCAGGAGCTTGCGAAAAGCAGCGTGAAAAAGTACCTCGCCATGAAAAGCGTGGTGTGTGCGGACGGCAGAGCGCGAGGTCTTATCCAGTTCTACGGCGCAAATCGCACGGGCAGGTATTCGGGACGGCTCATTCAGGTACAAAATTTACCGCAAAACCATCTCTCCGACTTAGAGAGCGCAAGACAAGCAGTCAAAGTCGAGGACATTTCGGGGATAGAGCGGCAGTATGGCAACGTTTCTAACGTACTATCCGAGCTTATCCGCACAGCGTTCGTGCCAAAGTCGGGTAGCCGTTTCATCGTAGCGGACTACTCGGCAATCGAGGCAAGGGTCATCGCCTGGTTTGCGAAAGAGGACTGGCGCATCAAGGTTTTTGAGGAAGGCGGGGACATCTACTGCGCCTCGGCGAGCCAGATGTTCAAAGTGCCGGTCGTGAAAAACGGCGTGAACGGGCATCTTCGACAGAAGGGCAAGATAGCGGAACTCGCGCTCGGCTACGGCGGTTCGGTCGGGGCATTGAAGGCAATGGGTGCAACGGCGATGGGCATTCCCGAAGAGGAATTAAAGCCGCTCGTCAACGCTTGGCGCAACTCCAACCCGCACATAACGAAGTTCTGGTGGGCGGTAGACCGCGCCACGAAATACACGGTTTCGACCAAACGCCCGTATGAGTGCTACGGCTTGAAGTTCAGCTATGAGAAGGGCATCCTATTCATTTGCCTTCCTTCGGGCAGGCGGCTTGCGTATGTTCGCCCGCGCATGGGCGTGAACAACTACGGCAGCGAGTGTGTGACGTATGAAGGACTCGGCGGCATGAAAAAATGGGAACGTATCGAGAGTTACGGCCCCAAGTTCGTGGAGAACATCGTGCAGGCAACTGCGCGGGATATTCTCGCCGGGGCAATCAAGCGGCTTTGGCATAAGGGCTACCGCATCACGATGCACGTGCATGACGAGGTCGTGCTGGAAGTGCCAAGCGGCGAGTCGAGCGTGGAGGAGGTCAGCCGCATCATGGGCGAAACGCCCGAATGGGCAGACGGCTTATGCCTTCGTGCAGACGGGTATGAATGTGAGTTTTACAGAAAGGAGTGAGGATATGCGTGATTCAAGCTATTACAACAAGGAGGGATATCCCATCCCCACGCATTACTATGCCGCAAAGAACATTGAGGCGGAGGAACGCGAAAGGAAGGCGAAGTTGCACATCTTCAGACCCATCGTCTATATCTGCTCGCCCTTGCGCGGCGATGTCCCGCGGAATATCCAAAACACACGGAAGTATAGCCGATTCGCGGTGACAGAAGGATATCTTCCGCTTGCGCCGCACCTATTATTCCCGCAGTTCATGGACGACTCGGACGAGGACGAGCGCGAGGTCGGCATTCACATGGGTTTGGTGCTGCTGACCAAGTGCATGGAGCTATGGGTATTCGGTGACAAGATAACGGAAGGAATGCGGCGCGAGATAAAGCGCGCGAAATGGCGCAATATCCCCGTCCGCTACTTTACCGAGAATTTGGAGGAGAAAGATGGACAACGTGAATCATCCGACACACTACACATCAACGAAGATCGAAACGATTGAAATTATCCGCGACAAATTATCTGCCGAGGCTTTCGAAGGGTTCTGTATCGGTAACGTACTGAAATACGTGACCAGGTACAAACTTAAGAACGGCTTGGAGGACTTGAAAAAGGCGCGTTGGTATTTAGACAAAATCATCAGCGTACAGGAGGAGAGCGATGATTGAACCATTCAGAGGCTATGTTCGGACGAAAGACAAAAGCCCGTGCCAAAAATTCGGCAACGGCGAACCGTTGCTAACGCTGGACGAGGTGAAAGACCTCTCGGAATTCGCGGGGATCCTGAGCGGCGAGTTCACGGTCAAGGACGTGGATGACGGCGATGAAGCGGAGCGGCTGTACCGTTTGGTCACGGACCTCAACCTCAACTGCCGCGTCTATAAAACGACGCGCGGGATGCATTTCATGTTCAAAAGCAGCGAGTTCTGCAAGAAGGGCGTAGTCAAGGCAACGGACGCGCTGGGACTGGGGTTTGACGTGCGCACGGGCAAGAATATGTACATTGTCTTGAAGTGCCACAATACATACCGTCCCATTCTCCGCGACTTTGACGAAACGCGTCCTATCGATGCGTTCCCGAAAATGCTCTCGCCGATAAAAGGCGCGGAAAAGCTCGCGGGCAAGGGCGATGGCGACGGCAGGAACGGTGCGCTGTTCAGGCACTCGGCTCTGCTACTTCGAAACGGGTTCACGCCCACGGAAGTCAAGACGGTACTGTACCTCATCAACCAGTATATCTTTTCCGAACCGCTCCCGGACGAGGAAATGAAAAAGCTCACGCGCAGGGAGGCGTTGGAAAACTTCGACACGGGCAGGACAACGGCGGAGGAGGACTTCGGTTCGCCCTTGCGTCCCAAGAGCCAGAACGATATCGGCATGGCGGAGCTGTTCGTGCGCGAGTATAAATCGGAAGTGCGCTATAGCGAGGCGACGGGCTGGCTCGTATGGAACGGTCGGCAATGGGAGGTTTCCGACCTCAAAGCCGAACAGCGGTATCTGGAGTTCATCAAGCGTGTATTCGAAGATGCAAAACGTGACGTCAAGACCGCATATGAACTGTACGGCGACGACGTTGTTACCGAGGGCGAAAAGCAGGCAAAGACGAAAAACGATGAGCAAATCAAGAACGCGCTCGCGTATTACAAGTTCATCAACAAGATGTGCGACAGCTCCAAGATCACGGCAGTCCTCAAGGTGGCGAAGAGCCTGTTGGAGATCGACATCAAGCTCCTGGACAGTAACCCGTTCGAATTAAATACACCCAGCGGCATCGTCGACCTCAAGACAGGCGTGGTGTACCCGCACATGGCAGAGGCGTACTGTACGAAGATGACGAAGGTATCCGCATCGACGGACGGAGAGCAGATGTGGCAGGAATGCCTGGACATGGTCTCGCAAGGCGATGACGAGTTCAAAGCCTACCTTCAAGCGGTGGCAGGCGCGATAGCGATCGGGAAAGTGTATAACGAGTCGCTGATCATTGCATACGGCGACGGCGCGAACGGCAAAAGCACGGTGTTCAATACCATCTATGACGTGTTGGGCGACTATGCGGGGAAGATCCCCGCCGAAGCACTCACCACGCGTGCGAAGAACACGAAAGTCGACCTTGCGGAGCTGTTCGGCAAGC